ACTTCAAAGCTTTTACTTGCCATATAACGCTAAACCAAAAGTGTTTAAGAAAATGTATTGGAGATTAATTGATCCATTTACAAAGGAAATATTGATTCCATTTGATGATGTTGGTACAAAGTTGTCGGCTGATGGTGGTGGTATGTACTTTACTTTGTACATGCAAGACCTTCCAATCAACAAACCTTTAGAAATACAGTTCTTAATCAAAGAAAACAATGAAAGTTACTTGATTGAAAATCAAGGTTTTAAGTTTAAGGTTGTAACAGCATGACAACATTACCAACATCAACTCAACGATTGATTGCTTTACGTCCCGGTGTTTTCAGTCCATCATTGGTTCGTGGAGTTATTGACCCAGATGGAGGTTTGTCAACCTTTTCTTCTGAGAACGGATCGATTTTAACTCAAACTCCTGTTGGAGAAACAGGATCGTTTCGTTATGATCCAATAGGTTCTGGTGTTAAATCAACTCAACAACTAAACGTTGATTGGAGCTTGTTTGAAAACCATGTGTTTTTCAATAGTGCTCAAGTAAAAGTTAACGCAGCTTTTAACAAAATCTTTGACAGATATCCTTTTGATGGCACTAGAAAAGAAACCGAACTTTTCTACGATCAAATGACAGGTTATGAAAACTATGTGTTTACAAATCTTCCAAAGCACAAAGGTTATCTTTTCTTTTCTGGCAGCAACGTTGGAGACACACCAGTAAAAGGTACATGGGTTACTGTGAAAGACAGTGCTGGTACAGTGTTTCCTTTTCTTACAAAGAATCCAAACGGTGCTAGCAGACTTGATCCAACAACCGGTTCAATCTCATTTCAGTTTCAAATCTATGCAGCATCAGGTTCCAACTCAAACCAAATGGTTTTCCAAAAACTCGAAACTTTAAGCGCAACCGAACAACATGGTTTTGGTTGCTTTCTTTCGAGTTCTACGGCCCCTACAGCGAGCTTGACATTCTTTGTTGCCTCTGGGTCAATAAACGTTATGTCTGCCACTGTTGAGCTTGTTAAAGAGTCTTGGACACCTATTACATTTACTTGGAACAGAACAAGTGGTATCAATCAATTGTTTGGTTATGTAAGTGGTTCATTGGTTGCAACAAGCAGTCAAGTAACAATCCGTAACTTGAACTTTCCAACAGCTAGTTTGTTGATTGGAACAGGAAGCAACATAGTTGCTCCATTGTTCACACCAGCAACAACATTCTCTGGAGCTATAGACGAGTTTCGTTACTTTAAACGTATTGTTTCTACCAATGAAATGATATCATATCAAAGCAGCAGCATTTATTCTGAACCAGATTTAGCTCTTTACTTTAAGTTTAATGAGCCTAGTGGATCAGCAAGTAACCTTGTTTTAGATTCTTCTGGTAAAGGTATGCATGGCACATTAAATGGCTATGCATTAAACACTCTTAAGGTAAGAAACATTAATACTGGTTCTTATATGGGCGAAAGCCCAATGATTTATGAAGACATAAGAAAATGCCCGATATTGTTTCCAGATCAACCAGACGTTATAACATATCGTGAGAACCTTATTGCTGATGGAGCTTCATACGATTCTTACAACCCAAACATCATAACAAAGCTTGTACCAAAGCAATATTTCACATACGGTCAAGAACAAGCTGCGCTGGAAACCGAAGAAGGTGAAATCAATGAGCTGCAATATGGTTCAGAACCAAACACAGCAGCTCTTGGTAGTACACAAACTTTACTAAGCTTGCTTTATCTTTGGGCAGGATTCTTTGATGAAATCAAGTTGTTCTTGGACGCTTTCTCAACACTAAGGCATGTTGATTACGATCAATATGATACAGTTCCAGATGCATTCTTAAAACAGCTTGCTGACTTTTATGGTTTAGATCTTCCACCTTTGTTTATTGGTTCAGATGTTAGTCAGTTTGTTAATGGTAACAACGTAACACCAAACATTGTTAACAGCGAATACACTCTTCAATACCTTCAAAACCAAATCTGGCGCAGAATATTGATTAACGCTAACGATATTCTTAAAAGCAAAGGTACCATTCACAGTATTAAAGCTTTGTTACGTGCTGTTGGTATTGATGGTGACAACATCTTTAGGTTTAAGGAATATGGTGGACCAACACAACGCACTCTTGATTCTTTAAGAGAGTCAAGAAATGAAATAGGTACAGCGTTAAGCTTTAAAACTGGTGGTTATGTAAAAACACCATATCTTTCTGGAAGCAGGGTTGAACCGGGTTATCCAACACCTGTTGGCACATTTATCGTTGATCCTAATACTGGACATAACATAGGAACAACAAACGTTAACGACGGTTTATTTACCAGTGGTTCATGGACATACGAAGGCATTTATAACTATTCTGGGACACCTAGTACCAGTTCTGTTCAAAGCCTTGTACGCATTATGAGTTCTGGTTCTAGCAACGTAGAAAATGTATTAGCCAACTTGTATGCAACAACTGGGTCAGGTGTTACGTTGTACGTTAAACCAAACTCAACTGTTGGAGCAACTGCTTTAACAATGAGCATAACAACACCCAACATTATGAACGGTCAAGCTTGGAACATAAGCTTTGGTAGAGTTCGTGGTGATTCTATTAACCAAGTATCTTCGTCTTACTTTTTGCGTGTTGGTAGAAACAACCTTGGAAGTATTGTAGAAGAGTACACAACAAGCTCTTACTATGATGATAACTTCGGAGTTAACTTTGCTAACAATATGTGGCAAGTTATTGATGGAACGTATAATGATTCTGGTTCATTTCTAGCATTTGGTAGCGGTAGCACAACTATTTCCACAGCCGCTAGATTTGTTAACGAACATCCCTTGCAAACGTTCGATGGCAAAATAACACAAATCCGTTGGTGGAGCGAAGGATTAACTCTTGACGAATGGAGAGAACACGTAAGAGACTATAAGAGCCTTGGTGTACAAGATCCATTGGTTAACTTCAACTTCGAAAACTTTAGAAGTGGATCATTCCAAAAGCTTCGTGGTGATTGGAATACCGATCAAGTTGAATTGATGACTGATGCCACAGGCTCTATTCAAATATTTGATTTCTCTCAGCATTATCTACATGCTAGCGGCACTGGATTCCCTGTAACAGCGTCCGTTATTGTGCCAGAAAGATTTTATTACTCGTTTATCTCACCAAACTTTGATGAAGCTGTTACCGATCAAAAGGTTCGTGTAAGAAGCTATCAAAGCTTGGATTATGTCGATCAAGACGTTGGAGCATATTCTCAAGCTGCGCCTGTGTACGATATCCAACAAGAACAAATACCAGAAGATAATGCCAAGTTCAGCATTGACTTTTCTATTGTTGATTCGTTAAACCAAGACATTATTGGAATGTTTTCATCTTTAGATCTCTTTAACAATATCTTAGGGGCTCCAGATATGATGTTCTCCCCAGATTACCCAGATTTAGAATCCTTAAGAGACATATATTTCAACCGGTTAACAGACAAGTTGAATGTTCGTGGCTTCTTTGAGTTTTATCAATGGTTTAATACCAACATGGGTAAGTTTATTGCACAGTTGTTACCAAGAAAAACAAAGTTTAAAGGTATCAACTATGTGATTCAATCTCACATGCTTGAACGTCCAAAGCTTGAATATCACTTTGAGGATATCTATCTTGGAGAAAACAATAGAAACCGTCAAAAAGAAGTTCTTTTGCTGCAACTTTTCACTGGTGTACTTAAGAAATACTAAGGATAACCAACCATGCCATACTGGGTTAATGACACATTCTACAAACCGTTCGTTGATATAGCAGATTACTATGGTAGAACGAACCGATATCTTACTGTGTCAGGTGGTATGCCAACCAAAGAAATCGACATATATCGTGAAGGCATAAACCTAAGAACAGTTCAAGATATTTATAACTCCAATCAAATCAAGGTTATATTTGAAGATGGAACACAAGATCATGAAGTTAAGCCAAATGGTGAGTTAACTCATCAGTCTGCATTCATCACATATGGTCAAGCTGGAGACTACATCCAATACACTTCTAACACCACATTCAACGATTCACATGTTGGTGTTGATGGAACTATATTGGTTGCTGGAAAAAGAATAAGTAAAACAGCAAACTATTTGATTGAATCCGGGCTTATTGTTGAAGGCTATATAAGCGCAGATGATGTTTATCCGATTTACATGAATGGTGGACCACAGTTTTATGAGGAATCGATTATAGAACCGTTTCCTATGCCTTTTCGTCTTGCAACCAACGAAAGTCCACAAGAGCAAATCCGTGGCATATATGCTTTTCTAGAAGCTGGTAACGTTGGTGATGAACGTAGATTCGGTACTGATATTGTTGAGCAAATGGTTTATCGTGAAGAACCTAAAATGGTTCGTTCGTTTTTGGAATATGGTGCTGGATACATACTTGTTACAGCTAGCAATGGCAGCGTTGTTGGAGTGATTGATACAAGACCTAACGCCATTATGGATCAAACAGTTCAACCAAAAATGGAACCTTGGGTTGATCAACCTAATGGTGCGTTCTTTCCAGAACTAACAAACACAACCGATTTGTTAAGCGTACAAGTTACTTCCAGTGTTGTTAACTTGAATGGTGAAGTTGTTGGTTCGATTGTACAACCATTTTTTAGTGAAAATTATAGCTTAAGTGATTCAAACTTACAAACCAGAGATCAAAAAAGTGCAACAGCAGGATTCACATATGGTAACGTTGCTTTGTATGGCACGGATTCTGTTGCGTTTGGTGGATATTATCGTGGAGCATAACTAACAACATGGCAAGAACTCTTAAAGGAACAAGAGCGAGAGGATTACCTTCCAAAGTATTATTGTCACAAAGACAAGATGCAACAGGTAGCTTTCCAACAGTATGGAGAACATCAAGTGATAACCGTACAGGTCGTTATCCTGTTTTCTTTAATGACAACAAGGTTATACGATTCAATCAACCTGTAACAAATGTTGGATTCGCTGTAACAACTTATCCAGAGTACGAAGAAAAAGTTGTTACCATTGGCTCTTCTGGCAATCCAGTTAACCAATCAAATCCTATTGTGTTTGATTATTTGTTCTCTGGAACTCCTTTTGTTGTTTTAACAGAGTTAACTCCCAACGCAAACACTCCAACGGTTAATGCGTTTATTGATTCTTTGACATTTAGTGGGATGACGATTAAATTTTCTGCTCCCTTTGAAGGTACAGTTGTTTATCGAGCGTTATATCAATCTTCACCGGGAAATCCTGTAAACGTTTTAAGGTCACCAAGGTATACAGATCAATATTCTTTGGTTGTTGTGAATGGCGCAGTTTTTGATACAACTAACATTCTTGGCAATCCAAACACTGCCGACATTACTTTTTCTGACTTTGGTTCTATTCCAACAGAAAACTATGTTACGTTTTATGATTTTTATGCTAACAATCAAGCAAACATATCTTCTAGTATTTCAGTTGTAACAAACACATCTGTTCAAGTAACAGGCAGTGCTCCCGGTGACGTTGTTTTGTATTATATGGGAGCAGGAACTTCAACTGCTTCTATTGATGTAAGTGGTATTGTATATCCTTTAGTAATGACTCCGCAAGCTATTAATGCTGATCTATCACCAGAAGCTAAAGCAGATTTGTACAAGCAACCTTATTTCTCTGGTTCTGAGATTGTTAATCAACCTATTATTGCTTCTGGGAGTATGAAGAAAAACGTATCAGATATCTTTGTTACCTTTACACCGGGACAAGATATCGAACCTTTTCAAGACTTTGCGAATCCAGAAGTTGATGGCAAAATCTCAGCAAGCATTGGTGGAGTTAATCCATTTTATGCAACAGGAAGTTTGGTTGAAACAACAGGTTTAGGATTTCAACAGCCTCTTTGGAGCAAGAACAAGATAGAGATTGATATAACTCCAGCGACGGAACAAACGTTTTATATGTTACAAACTGGTTCGGCTGGAAACTATATTATGGGGTATTGGAATCCTAATACTAAACTATATGAAGGAATCGGTACGGGCAAGGGAAGATCAAGTTATCCCAACACAGCAAACGGTTTACGTCAATTCCTAGATGAGCAAACAATAGGATTTGCGACTTCTATGAACAATGGCGGCATACCAACAAATCTTGCGCCCAATCAATACAACATAATGGGCAGACAAACAAGCAACTTTGGTTTTCCTTATCATCCGAAGTTTCAACCAACTAGTTCTCAGCAAATATCGATGAAAGAATATATTTCTGAGCCGTTTTTGTTGGAAAAAATTGTTTTGGAATTTAGCGGATCTGTTTATAACGAACCAGTGGGTGATGCCACTTGGACGTTCTTTTTGTTGAATTCTAAATATTATGTTTCTGGCTCCGTATCTCCACCACAAACTATACAATATAAAATCGTCAATCCCGGCAATCCTTTAACCATAACAACACAATCTTTGATATCAAATACAGTCTGCGACATAATCGATCATTTGCAAATGTGTCGTTCGAATAGCTTTGATACGTTAGGGTTTTTGAACAGAGAACTTTTGTTGCCACAATCAACGAATCCAATAAAACAACAGTTCATTCTTCAGTCAACGGTCAAGACAAGTGTCGCTTATTCGGAAGGATTGGCAGCTTCTTTTAGTGGTTCTAGCATTGGTCTGGGAGGTGGGCAGTATATCGAATCGCTGAATTATTCTGGTCGAAACCAACTGAATAACCCATCTGGCCGAGATTGGAGAAGCACCGTCGAGAACCCAGCAACTATAGGCACAGCCAGTTATTTTATCGGAGGGTTTCAAAACGTAATAGACATTAATGCCGCTTATACGAAAAAAAATCCGTATATTTTGCTCCCCACCGATAAAATCACTTTTGGCTATCAGTTACCTTGGTGGACATTTGCTGCGGGCGGTTATGAATTCACAGGTTATAACTCGATTACGTTTTCCCCGCAAGGCATCAACAAAATCATTCTTTACGGATCAACATTAAGACTTAATCCAGAAACAAATCAACTTGAAGAATATCATGATACATTAAATCAGCTTCTTTCTTCAAACAGCGTTCATGAAGTGATTGGAGAATAGTTACTATCATGCCAATCTACGACGTAGAAAATAGATTCTCTTACTATAAAAGCTACTCAGACAACAT